AACACAACAAACAATTCAGGAACAGCGAGACGCAATATTAGCCAATGAAGAATTAATAAAAGCTGAAACAGAAAAGCTTAAAAGAGGTTTAAAAGCCAGACAAGAACAACTAAAAGAAGACACAAAACTTGTTCCAGAGATAATTATTATCAAGAGCTTAGCTGCTATTGGAGATTTACTTGCAATGGTGGCATTTAAAATAATGGCAAATGGACTAGTATTAAATTGGACAGGAGCAACATTGAAAACATCTGTACCTCCACCTGGAGCTACTAATGTAGTTGCAAATCTTGTTCTAGTTCCATTTGTTGATAAAGGTAAACTTATAAATGGAATGAAAGCCACAACAAAACAAGAAACAGAAGAGGATATGATTAAACAATATGTAAAACTATTTAAAGAACACACAAAAACTCTTTCTGGAATAACTATTGGTATGGTACCATTAGTTGGAGTTCCAACCCCTATTCCATATCCATGGGTTGGATTAAAATGTGGTATATAAATAAGGAGAACAGTTATGAAAATTAGTAACTTTAAAGCATTAATAAGAGAAGCAGTAAGGGAGGAGCTTAGAGCTTCGCTTCCAAAACTTCTTAAAGAAAATGCAGTGATGGAATCTAAAAAGCCGCCTATTAGGAAATCAGATTTTATGGAGGGTATAAGTCACGCTATGAATCTTCAAGATCAAGTAAAAGGCTCGATTGTAAAAGATAGAAAAAAATATTCTAATAGCATGTCACTAACAGAAGCTTTAGCAGACACGGCTGCTTCTGGACAGTATATACCAAATGAAAAAAATCCATATCCAGTGTTGGATAAGATGTTTACTACAACCGATGTTTCCAAAGCAGCAACATCTCCAGATGGTAGACCAGTAAATCTTGATAAGGTTTCAGATGTAGTATTAGATAATTTAACAAAAGATTATAGTCAGCTTATGAAGAAAGTTGATGAAAAGACAGCAGCAAAAAGGGGATAATAAATGTCAAACAATCCTAATGAAACACACGTTAATCCAATTGATGAGGATGAAAGATTTGTAGGTATATTATTGCCTTTGACAAATTCTAATTTTGGATATTTTGCTCCAGCTAAAACAACTAAAGAAGCTGCATTTACAAATTTAAAAAATTTAATAATGACAATGAAGGGCGAAAGACCCCTACAACCAGAATTTGGGTGTGATATACATAAAGCCATTTTTGAGCCGATTTCATCTGCTGGGGATATACAAACCATGATAGATGGGTCTATTAGAGATGCTATAGCAGAGTGGTTGCCCTATATTATTGTTGAAGATATTGTTGTTAATATGGAAGATGCAGATATAGATAATAATAGAGTTCGAGTTACCCTTAAATTTTCTGTTAGTTTAATGGCAAATTCTTTAGATGAATTAACATTTATATCGACGGGTGGAATAATTTTAGCAGCAGACGAAGTTAGCCCTGCATTTTTAGACTAGGAGATAGATAATGGCAGATACACAAGTTAAAAAGGAAGTAAGATATATAAATAAAGATTTTGCAAGTCTTAGAGCCAATTTAGTAAATTACGCTAAAGTTTATTTCCCAAATACATATAACGATTTTAATGAATCATCTCCGGGTATGATGTTTATTGAAATGGCAGCATATGTTGGAGATGTTTTATCTTATTATATGGATTCTCAAATAAAAGAATTATTTATTCAACATGCAGAAGAAAGAAAAAATGTTGTAAATTTGGCAGAGGCTTTAGGGTATAAACCTAGACAATCCTTTGCTGCCTCTACAACATTAGATATTTTTCAATTAGTACCATCAATAGGGTCAGGAGAAACTAATAAGCCAGATTATAGATATTCTTTGATAATAGCAGAAGGCATGCAAGTTTCATCTACAGTAGATAGTAATGTTACATTTAGAAGTAATGAATTAGTTAATTTTAATTTTTCAAGTTCTAATGATCCAACAGATATTTCTATTTATGAGAGAGATGGAGGAACTGGAGAACCAACATATTATTTATTAAAGAAGTCTGTCAAGGCTAGTTCTGGAACAGTAGCTACAGAAACATTTACAATTGGTGATCCACAAAAATATTTACGAATAGCACTAAACAATACTAAAATATTAAAAATAGTTAGTGTTAAAGATTCAGATGAAAACACATGGTATGAGGTACCTTATTTAGCTCAAGATACAATTTTCACGGAACTTAGAAATACAGCAGAAAATGATCCACAATTTGCTCAGTATAATGATACTTCTCCATATTTGTTAAAACTTAAAAAGACTTCGCGAAGATTTAGAGCTAGAATTAGAGGAGATAATAAGTTAGAGTTACAATTTGGGGCTGGTATATCTTCTAATCCAGATGAAGTAATTATTCCAAATCCAGATAATGTTGGTTCAGGTTTGCCAGGAGGAAAATCATATTTAGATGTATCTATTGATCCATCAAATTTTTTATACACTAAAGCATATGGGCAAATTCCACAAAATACAACACTAACGGTGACATATTTAACGGGTGGAGGATTAGGAGACAATGTAGCACAAGGAGATTTAACAACGGTTTCAGGGATAAGTACAACATATGATAGCGATGCGGGATTATCTACATCTATTACTAATGTTGTTAGGGCTTCTGTAGCAGTTAATAATATAGAGGCAGGGGTTGGTGGAAAAGGACCAGAAACTATACCAGAAATACGAAATAATGCATTAGCTCATTTTTCAGCACAAAATAGAGCAGTAACAATGGAAGATTATTTAATTAGAATATATTCACTTCCAGAAAAATTTGGTAGAATAGACAAAGCATATATAGTTCAAGATGAACAATTAAATAAGTCAAAACTTTTACAGCCCGTTGATAGTATAGATGGTTCTTCTATTTTGCCAACAAATCAATCTGAGACAATTAAAAATCCATTAGCCTTAAATTGTTATGTATTAGGATTAAATTCGGTTGGAAATTTGACAGGGATAAATGAAGCTATAAAACAAAATTTAAAAACATATTTAGGGCAATATAGAATATTGACAGATGCTGTTAATATTAAGGATGGATATATAGTTAATATTGGTATACAGTTTGAAATAATAGTATTATCTGGCTATATTAAAAGAGAAGTACTATTGTCATGTGTGGGTAAAGTTAAAGATATTTTTGCCTTAGATCAGTGGCAATTTAATCAGCCAATAGTATTGTCTGATATTTATACTGAATTAGCAATAGTGGAAGGTGTACAATCTGTTGTTAGTGTAGATGTTGAAAATAAATGGGATGCAGATCTTGGGTATTCAGGAAACGTTTATGATATAGAGGAAGCAACAAAAAATGATATTATATATCCTTCTATGGACCCAGCAGTTTTTGAAGTTAAGTTTCCAAACAGCGATATTAAAGGTAAGGTAACTACAACATAGGAGAGTTAATGTGTTTTATTCAATATTTCCAGAGAAAGATGCAACATTATACGAAGTGAGTTCGAGTCAAAATACTGGGCTAGATGAAATATTAGAGCTTCAAAATACACAGGTCTTTGCAGCCGGAGTAGGCGTAGCATTTAATTCTAGAATATTATTAAAATTTGATATTACAGCCATTTCAAAGTCTATGGCCGGTAACACACCAGAAATACCATCAGCTGCAAAATTTTATTTAAGATTGTATACAACTAAAGCTGAAGAACTTCCACTTTCATATTCAGTAGAAACATATCCGGTTAGTCAAAGTTGGGAGATGGGAACAGGTAGATATTATAATTTTCCAAAGACTACAGAGGGAACTAGTTGGAAATTTAGAGATGGGCAATTAGCTAGTAATCAATGGGCTACAGAATCTTTTGCAGCTGGTTCAACTGGTGGATCCCAAACAGAAAATGGGGGTGGAACATGGTGGACTGTGTCTGGATCAGCTCAACAGGAATTTAATTATTCAGAAACTGATATACATATGGATGTTACAACTATAGTTAAAAATTGGATAACGGGATCTATTTCAACAGGCGGCGGAATTCCTAATGAAGGATTTATGGTAAAGAGAGTTTCAATAGACGAAAATGAAGTTACTTCAGGATCATTAGGATCAATACAGTTTTTTTCTAGAGATACCCATACTATTTATCCTCCTAGATTAGATGTAGGATGGGATGATTCTGCTTTTGCAACTGGATCTTTATCAGAATTGACTTCTAGTGAAAAGGTAGTTTATTTTAGAGGGTCAAAACATGAATATCCTTCTGGTTCTAGAGTAAGATTTAGATTGAGAGGTAGAGAAAGATTTCCACAAAAATCATATGTTGCAACAGCATCATATACTACTAGCAATTATTTTTTGCCTACAAGTTCGTATTATTCTATTAAGGATGCTCACACAGAAGATACAGTAGTTGATTTTGACAGCAATTATACAAAGATTAGTTGTGATTCAGCTGGAAACTATTTTGATGTGTGGATGGACGGTATGCAACCCGAAAGATATTATAGATTTGTTTTAAAGGTTGAACAGAATAAATTAATAGAATTTTTTGATAATGATTATTTATTTAAAGTGGTGAGATAAAATGGCAAGAGGTGGTTTAAAAAAAAGCTATAATAGGCAGAAAAAAAGTAGACTTACAGATCCAGATTTAGTACGATCTGGAGAAAATATAAAAGACGCTTCACTTTTAGCATCTACAAAGGGCGGAATATTCGATGTAGAAACTGCAATATTAAATACTTTAGTTGAAGTTTCTGGTAGTGTTCCAACTAAGAGAAACGGATATGGAGACGTTGTAGCCAAATATGATGTAGACACAATAACTTCAGCAATAGACGCAAGTCTAACTCAGACTAGATATGAGAATGAAACATTCGAAAAGGTATTAGATACTTCAATATCAGAATTGCTTCCAGCCGGCGGAGGAATGGGTGCAAGAGAATTTTTTGCTAACTATGAAGAATTAAAAGAGTCTTTTCCATCCTACGCATCAGCCGCATCTCATGAATATTTATATAGTTCAAGTTTAAGTTATTTAGCTGAAGAAGGGTTGGGAGCAGGTGAAGCTGGAGATATCCTAGAATTAGATGCTCCAGAAATAACTGTGCAGCCTATTGGTCCAAGAGTTGTTGCAGAAGAGGATGAAATTATAATTTCAGTTGAAGCAATAGGCTTAGATATAAAATTTCAGTGGAGAAAAGACGGAACAGAAGTTCCCAATGCTACAGAGCCTTCATATATTATACCAGAAGCAAAAGAGGATGATAATGGTATTTATACTTGTCAAATTTCAAATGACTCTGGAGCATTATTATCTTCAGATGTAAAATTAGAAGTTGTTCCCTTTTATTCTTCAGGATTGGTTGAAAGCAATATGATTGAAAATGGCGGCGGAGAGAAAGGCGTTACAGGCTGGACTCCTACCGTTGGAGAAATTGGGGCTGAAGCATATCAACAGAAAACCATAAAGATTTTTCCAGCATGGGAAGATTGGGATAACATAGTTGCAGAGCAGTATCCATATTTACAAGTCGTTGACGGTGGTGAAATATATCTCCATGGAGGAGAACATGCTATTACAGTCGCATATCAAGATATAGATTTAAAACCCGTGGAAAAAGGAGTATCGGGAGAAGTTGAAGGAGTAGATGGATTTAAATATGTTTTTTATGGTTGGCTTGGGGGTTACCAACAACAAGGTGATTATTCTAGATGTAAAGTAGAATGGATGGATGCTGGAAATACAATTTTAGATGCACATGAAATTGTGATGACTTCAACCGATAGAAGACATATACTTCATGGTGGGGATGCAAACAATACAGGAATAATATTATCTGGATTTGGTGATGAGAGAAACATGTTTGCAGATGAACGAACCGATTTTGCAGAACCACTATTAGATGCAATTAGAGATAGTTGGAAGGCTGTGCCAAGTGGTGCAAGGAAAGTTAAAGTATCAATGGTTATGGATAGACTAGAAGGTACTCTGGCTGATGCGTATGTAGATAACTTGTCATTGGTTATGATTCCAATGGAAATAGCAGAAGTTACAGCAGAAGAAGCTGAGCAAGCTGGTGTAGATCCAGATGATCCAGATACATATAGTCAAACAGCCGCTCCAACAACTGCTGGAGATTATGAAGGTCAATATTCTGCAGATCAAGAATGGAGATGGCAATCTAATGCTTGGGTACCGTCATATTTATACACTGGACAAGGGTCTTCTGGTCAATATCAAAATCAATGTTTTACAGAAACAGCATTAGTGTTTATGGCTGATGGAAAATATAAAAGAATTTCCAACATTACAGAGGGAGACCAAATTTTAACATTTGATGAGAAGATAAATGAATATTCTCAAGGAACCGTTACAAAGTTCTTAACACATGAAGTTAATAATTTAATACCCGCAGCAAAACTTATAAATAAAGAGTTTGATATTGATCCACTTATTGGAGCCATAGACCATCCAATATATTATGGTGGAAGATGGAATGAAATACAAGAATCTAAGATAGGGTTTGAGATAGTAAATACATTCATTGACAAGTATTATAATTTAGAAGTAGATGGTCATGACACAATGAATGGAAATCACAATTATATTGTTAATGGATATATAGTTTCAGGGCTAGGAGATAATCCAATCTTAAATAGATTTTATCAACGACAAAATATTTTTAGAGAGTTAGAGAAGAAACATGCCAGTATCATATAAAAATAAAGACATTATAGCAGATTATGCAGGTCAAATTCGTGGTAAACGAATAGAGAAAGAAGACGAAGAGCTTTTAGTTCCTATAGTTAAACAGATATCTGCGTTTGGTAAAAATACAAATGATGTAGTAGAGATGCACGTGTATGACAGCGCAGAGAACTATTTATTTTCTGAGCATAAAGTCAAAGACTGGTCACTATTAACCTCACTTCAGCCAATACAAACAGGAGATG